TCTGGCACATCAGGAACTTCTGGCACATCAGGAACTTCTGGCACATCAGGAAGTCGTGGAACGTCTGGCACATCAGGAACTTCTGGCACATCAGGAACATCTGGTTCATCAGGAACTTCTGGCACATCAGGAACTTCTGGTAGTAATGGAACATCTGGTTCTTCGGGAACTTCTGGTTCATCGGGAACTTCTGGGTCATCTGGTACAAGCGGAAGTAGTGGAGTGAGTGGTAGTAGTGGCTCATCTGGAACGTCGGGTACATCAGGATCAATAGGACCAACTGGTTCAACTGGAACTGGTGGAAGTGGGGGTACTTCTGGTACAAGTGGTACATCTGGCACAAGCGGTACATCGGGAACTTCTGGTCTAACTGGAGCAGGTGGTGGTAGTGGTTCATCTGGTAGTGGAGGTACATCGGGAACTTCTGGCACATCAGGAACATCTGGTAGTAGTGGAGCAAGTGGTACGGGAGGTTCATCGGGAACTTCTGGTACATCGGGAACATCTGGCACAAGTGGTTTAACTGGTGGTGGTGGTGCTTCTGGTAGTAGTGGTACATCTGGTACAAGTGGTACATCGGGAACTTCTGGCACAAGAGGCACATCGGGAACTTCTGGTACGTCTGGTTCGTCTGGCACATCAGGAACTTCTGGAGTTAGTGGTTCATCTGGTACAAGTGGCACATCAGGAACTTCTGGAGCACAAGGTTCATCTGGCTCAGCTGGAACGTCTGGCACAAGTGGTACAAGTGGTACTTCAGGAACGTCTGGCACAAGGGGTACATCAGGAACATCTGGTACTTCGGGAACTTCTGGAGCACAAGGTTCATCCGGAACATCTGGCACATCAGGAACTTCTGGTACATCTGGAGCACAAGGTTCAAATGGAACTTCAGGCACATCAGGAACTTCTGGTATTAGTGGTTCATCGGGAACATCTGGCACCAGTGGTACATCAGGAACTTCTGGTGTTAGTGGTTCATCAGGAACTTCTGGCACATCAGGAACTTCTGGCACAAGAGGAACATCAGGAACATCAGGAACATCAGGAACTTCTGGAGTTAGTGGTTCGTCTGGTACAAGTGGCACATCAGGAACTTCTGGAGTTAGTGGTTCGTCTGGTACAAGTGGCACATCAGGAACATCTGGCACATCAGGAACATCTGGCACAAGTGGTACAAGTGGCACATCAGGAACGTCTGGTACAAGTGGCACATCTGGAACACGTGGTACATCTGGTTCATCTGGATTATTATCATTAACAGGTACAACAAATAATGGTGTAATTACTCTAAACGGAACTGCACCAAATGGAACGGTTGAAAGTAATTTAACTTTTGATGGAACTACATTAGCAGTAACTGGTAACGCTACAATTAGTGGTGACCTTACTGTAAGTGGTACAACAACATATATTAATACAACGACTCTTAACATAGGTGATAATATTATTACACTAAATGCAGATTTTGCATCTGGTGCACCAACTCAAAACGCTGGTATTGAAGTTAAGAGAGGTTCATCGGCAACAAAAGCATTTTATTGGGATGAAGCAGCTGATAGATGGTATGCAGAAGATGGATTGTATGTTGCTGGTAATGTAGTTCTTAGTGGTACAATAGATACTGGTATTGGTGCAACAGAAGTTTATTTAATGAATCAGAATATTCGTACAACTGATGCAGTAACTTTTGCTACGGTTGATACTGGGCAGGGAGCTAACGAATTGTACGCAATGAATCAAAATGTTCGTACAACTGATGCAGTAACTTTTGCTACGGTAGATACTGGGCAGGGGGCTACGGAAGTTCATTTAATGAACCAAAACGTTAGAACAACCGATAACGTAACATTTAATCAGGTAACTTCAACCTTAATAGGTAATGCAACAACAGCAACAACAGCATTGTACTTAAACGTTCAGGATACAAGAGCATCAGTAACAACACCACAAACTCAAAACGCAAATCAGGGAGTTAGATTTGATTTCAAACAAAACTCAACAAACGGATTAAGTGATGGAGGTACTTACAATGGTGTAATGTATTTCAGAAAATATGGTTCATCTACTGATTGGTCTGGTGGTGGTGCAAACGAATTAGGATTTACCGATAATGGTAATATGTGGTTGAGATATGGTAGTTCTACTACATGGGGAGCATGGAAACGTATAATGGATACAACATCATACTCTTTTGCGGCTAATATGAACCAAAATGTTCGTACAACTGATAACGTTGTATTCAATCAGGTAATTGCAAACTCTGGTGGTAATGGTGGGGCATTTTACCTAAGTGATACGGCTGCTGGTATATATAGAGATAACACATATGATGTAGTTGTAGTTCAAGATAACTCATCTGGTAACGGACTTTATTTAGCAGGAGCTGGTAATGTTATTGTTAGTATAGATTCTAATAATAATGAAACTGATAGAAAATTCATAGTAGGTAATAATGCAAGAAAGGCATCAAACGAATTATTTTCAGTAAATGAAAGTGGTAATGGATATTTTGCTGGACCTACATTAAACGTAGCAGGTGGTGGTGATACGACTGTACAATTAACTGGATGGCAAGCAATAGGGAGATATAGCGGTTGGAATACTAACATGTTATACCTTAATGGATATAATAACTTTACAGCAGGTGTATCCGTTGGTTCTCCTGGTTCAACATCAGTTCCTTTTTATGTATATGGTGGACAAACTGTATTAAGTGGTACTTCGGCAATTTCTTCTGGTAGAGTAAGTATTTGGGCAGGCGGTGCCGGTGGTGTAGGTTGGGGAACTGGTTTGAATATTGGAGATGCCTCAAACTATACTGGATTCATACAAGACGCTGGAATATCTCGTTGGAGAAACTTTGGTACGGGAGGCTATGATTGGTATAATAGTTCAGCATCAACACAATTGATGTCATTAAGCAATGGTGGTACATTATTTGTATCAGCGGATATGAGGTCACCAATATTCTACGATTCCGCAGATACTGGATATAGATTTAATGGAGATGGTACATCTGTTTTAAACGAATTAACAACAGTTGGTTCTGTTAATATAAGAAACAATTATAATACAAGTCAAAATTTAAAACTTAATTTAAATGATGCAACTGCATATGGTTTAGTTGATTTCCAATTAAATGGTTCTCATAAAGGATTCTTTGGTTTAGGTGGGTCATCTCAATCGTTTGGTTCATACGCAGCTTACGCAGCTGATGGATTTAGCTGGAATCATGATGGTTCTGGTAAAATGCTTGTATCAGCAAGAAGTTCTAGAGTAATTGATTTAAATACCGGAGCTGAAGGTAGTTCTAACTTTGCAACAATTAGAATGTCAAATCAGGATGTTTATATAACTCCGGATTCTCAAAATGGTACATTCCGCTCACCATTATATTATATTTCAAATGATACAACTTATTTATGGAATAGTAATAGAATAGTAGTAAACCAAGTAACATTCCCTTATAGAGAATGGGATTTTAGTTGGGGAGCACATGGTAATGGTAGTGGTACGCAATCAATGTCATTTAGAATGTGGGATAGTTACACTCAAGGTGGAGCACCATCTTCATATGGTACATTAATTGAATACTATGGATTAGGTGGACATCAACATGACCAATATTACTTCTATCAGGGTGAAATTCTTCATAGATACGGATGGTATGGTACTACAAACTGGCAAAGTGGATGGAGAGCAATGTTGCATGCTGGAAACTATGGTTCTTATGCAATTCCTATTAGTGGTGGTATTAATATGACTGGTTCATTTGGTTTGAATGACCAAAGATTATATCTAAGAACCAATGGAGATACAAATCACTTTATATGGAATGCTGATGATGATTGGGAGGAAATGAGATTTTATACTGGAACTGGATTTAGAGTACAAAGTAGTACTGGTCAAGTTCCCGCAACATTTACAAATAGTGGTATCAACGCATCAAATATGACCATTGGTGGTGCACAAGTTTGGTACAATAGTGGTAGCTGGATGGCTGATTTAGCATCTTATGGATTTACTAGAAGATGGGGATTAACATTTGGAGCTGGTGCTGAATTTGTAATTTTAGATGTAAGTGGACAAGGATATACATTAGTTGATGGTAGTTATATTGCCGGTGAACGTGGTGGATTCTGGTCATTGGAAAATAATAATACGTGGGCATCAAGAATAGGTTTCCAAAATGGTGGAGGTATTGCAAACTTTAATTCACCGGTTAGAATTAATACGAATAATAACCTTTATTTAGATTACAACTACGGACAATCTATTGTGGGTGTTTACACATCGACTAGATATCAGGGTGTATTCTCAATGGGCGATGCATACAAACCCGCAATTGATGGTTCTAATCCGGGTAACTTATATGGTATAGCTTGGTCACATCCAAACGCAGGTGGACAGGCATCATATTTGAATGACCATGGTGCACTAATAATGAATTATGGTACAACCTTTGCAGCACTTTCTTCTAGAATTTGGGCAAGAACTTCAATGATGGCACCAATCTTCTATGACCACGATACTGGATACTATGGTGACTTTAATAGTGAAACCAACTGGCAAGGATTAACACTTAGAGGTAAGGCTCAAACTGGTCTAACTGGAAAAACAAATTGGAAGAGACCGGATATAACTGGAGATTCTAACTATTGGGTAGGTACTATGGGTTGGGGTACGAGAGACTTAAATGAAGTAATGACATGGGGTAGTGGATTTATTGATACATGGTCAAATCCAGCAAACCAACCATCAGGTACTTCACACTGGGTAGGTGTTCAAACTTCTCACTACACTAATGCATACAATAGTATGTATGGTTGGCAAATGGTTGGTGGCCCAATAAGTAACTTAAGATTTAGAAATTCTTGGCCAAGTGCAAGTGGTTGGACAACTATTGCAATGCATGACCGTAACGATGGTAGTGGTGGGGCTTTATATGCTGGAATTTATTACGATTCAAACGATACATCTAGATATTGTGACCCTAATGGATTTAGTTATTTTTCACAAACTGGATTAGTATTAGAAGTTGTAAAAATAGGAACAGGTCCTAATAGTAGAGCATTTATGGCAGCAAACAACCAGGGTGATAACTCTTGGGGTATTGTTGGTGAATTTAGAGTTAATGGTGGACCTGGTGGTGATAGACCTTCTATTCTATTCTCAAGTGGATTTAATAGTTCAACATGGAGTTGTGGATATGGTTATGCAGATGATTCTTATTTTAGAATCAACCACGACCACGGCCATAGAAACCAAAGTTGGGGTACTACTGACTTCTATATTGATAGAGGTGGTAACTCATACTCAAATGGTAGTTCTAGAGCACCTATATTCTATGACCAAAACAATACGGCATATTATACTGACCCTACTGGATATTCTCAAATGAGTTCTGGTGAATTCAACAACTATATGAGAGCAGCTCGTATTGATTTCATTGGTGTTGGTGGTAACTCTGGACAAGGTACAAACGCTTATAATATATTCCAAGAAGGTGGTGGATGGGGATATCCTTATCCGGATTTAAGAATTGCATATCATACAGGTCTTAAATTGGGAGCAAACGGTCCTTCTTATGAGGGTGTTAGGGTTTACTCCGATTATGATATGAGTGGTATTCTTATTCAATTAAGTGGACCTTCAAACTATTCATTCTGGCATACATGGCAGAGATTGGAAGGATATCACGGAATATATTCTGGAATCAACTCAGCGCACATTTATCCAAACAACTCTACATATGGACAATGGAGAATTGATGGTAGTAGAAACGGATATGGTGGTATATTAATTGACGTAGGTAATACACCTGTGTTGATGTTTGATGGTGGTGGTAATGGTGGTATTTATTATCAATCTGGTAGATGGATGTTCTACCATTATTTCCCATACAATTGTGTCGGAGTAAATACCTCAGCAACATCCCCATCTTATGGTATGTATGTTAGTAGAGGTATATACGCTACCGAAAATATTGTGGCATATTCCGATAGACGTGCTAAAGAAAATATAGTAACTATTGATTCTGGATTGGATAGAGTTCTTAAAATGAGAGGTGTATTTTATAATAGAATTGATGATAAAACTAAAAAAAGGCAAATAGGAGTAATTGCACAAGAAGTTGAAGAAGTACTACCTGAAGCAGTCACCTATTGTGATGTTAATGATGAATATGGTGTTGCTTATGGTAATTTAACAGGTTTATTAATTGAAGCTGTTAAAGACCAAAATAAAATAATAGAAAAACAATCGGATGAAATTAAAGAATTGAAAGAAATTTTAAATAATTTAATACTTAATATTAAAGGATAAACTATGGCACTTATAAGAGATTACGAATTACCAGGAACTGGAGTAACTGTACCAAACGCATATCATGTGGTTACAAATGTTGCAATTGAAAAAAGAATGGCGGATATACAACCACCACCAGACCCAACTAGACCGGATGGTCTTACTATGGGTGGTCGTGAGGAAGGTAAAGAAGTTTATTGGGCGGCCGGATATGTAGCAACTATATCTGTAACTGTTTGGAAAGATAAAGCAGCTAGAGATGCTGATGCAAAACCAATTGGATTTGTTGGAGTAAATGCAGGGGATAACAAATATGGTGTAAGTATTGGAACGGCTGGAATGGACCATTATTGTAGATTTATATTAGAAGTTCCATCTACATTAAATCATATGGAACAATCATATAGACATCTTTTAACTACAAATTATTACAGTGGTTCGGTTGAAATTTAAATAATAATATATTTATAACATATAAACAAAAAATTATGGGATTAACATACGATTGGAAATTAGTAGGACTTAAAAAACAAAACACAGAAGATTTATCTGATGTAATTGTTGGTACTACATGGAAATTAACAGGTACTGATGACGATGGTAATAGTGGTATATTTAATGGAGCAACTCCGTTTGAAATACAAGACCTTAATGGTGATGGTTTTGTAGATTATCGTGATTTAAGCGAAGAATTAGTATTGGGTTGGATAAAAAATCATGTAAGTGGTTCATCTCCATCAAACTATATGAATCATATAAATCAACAAATACAAAAGCAAATTGATTATGTGAAATATGCTAGAGTTGATGTAAATGAAATTGATTTACCTTGGTCACCAACATCTGGTAGTGCTACACCAACACCTCCGGATATCGCACCAACAACTTAATAATATTTAAATATTTTTATTGTGAAATGTCCAAAGCACTTATTTATAAACAAATTTGTGTTTTGGACATTTTCTTTATATTTATATAGGTAATATTGTATATACTCAATATTAGCATTTAAAAACAATATAATCGGAGAAATAAAATGGCAGAAAGAATCGTATCACCTGGTGTATTTACAAGAGAAAATGACCTATCCTTCTTAGCGCAAGGAGTAGGACAAATTGGAGCAGCATTCGTAGGACCTTTTAAACAAGGACCTGCATTCATTCCAACTATTGTAAGAAGTCAATCAGAATTCCAACAAATTTTTGGAACACCTGATGGAACATATTATACTGAATATGCAGTACAAAACTATTTAAGAGAAGCTGGTTCAGCAACTATTGTAAGAGTTGGTGGAATTAATGGATATAGACAAGTAAAACCTTTAGGTATTTTAGTATCAGGTTCTACTAATGGAAGTACTCCTAAATTAATTTCTACTTTACATTCAACTACATTAGGACTTAAAGATGTTGGATTTGTACCTGCAACTACTTTTGTAACAAGTAGCCAAACAATTGCTGGAGCATTTACAGTAGGTAGTACTCTATCAGCAACAAATGCATGGACTTCGATTTCATCATCAATTATAGCAAGTGCAACTAATGATGTTGCTGATGTATTTGGTGAATCTCCATTCGGCGCTAAAGCAGCATACGCATACACATTCTTCGAAAATATAGCAACTTCATTTACTGGTTCATCTGATGCAATTGGTAACAAAGCTGTAATAAGTGCAGTTTATTTACCTGACCAAAACTTTGAATATGATGTTCAAGAAGCATATACTCCTTGGGTTGTATCTCAAACAATTAGTGGTGATAGATATCAACTTTTCCGTTTCCATACATTAGGACATGGTACTCCATATAATACTAAATACAAAATTGGTATTTCTAATGTTAAGGCAGCTGGTGAAGATGGTTCAACTGATTACTCAACATTCTCTGTAACACTTAGAACTTATGGTGATAGTGATAAGAGAGCTAGTATAATTGAATCATTTGGTAATGTAAACTTAGACCCATCATCTCCTAGATATATTGCTAGAGTGATTGGTGACAGAGAGTTTACAATTGATGATAATGGTAAAATTACTGAAAATGGTGATTATTCAAATAAATCAATTCACATTAGAGTTGAAGTATCTGAACCAGGTTCATTCCCAATATCAGCAGCACCATTTGGACACGCAGCTTATATAAACCCAATTGCAACTAATAACTCAACTGAAGCATCATATGTACCAACGGTAGTTTACCAAACTGGTTCAGCAAATAACACAACAACCTCTACTGTATATTATAGTGGTATGGATTTTGATACTGCTGGAGTAGCTGGTGATAACGCAATTTATTTAAATCCAATTCCTGTTGGAGCAGTTGTGGGAGCAAATACAGCATTCTCATTTGATTCTCAATTGAGTTATGTTATGACTGGTTCAGCTGGAGCTGATATGGTTAAGAGACAATTTATTTTAGGTTTCCAAGGTGGTTTTGATGGTGTATCTCCAACTGTGAAGATAGCATTAGCTGGTGATGATGAGTGGGGAGCAGCTAATACGCAAGGTTTAAACTGTTCTAAATCAACAGCATCTGGTTCTTTAGGATATTCAAAAGCAATCAACGCTTTATCTAATCCTGATGAATATGATATTAACTTAGTATCAATACCTGGTATTAATAGAGAATTACACCCTGCAATCGTTACTAAAATGATTGATATGGTTGAAGATAGACAAGATTGTTTCTATATTGCTGACTTTACTGATTATGATTCTTCAATCACAACAGCAACTGAACAAGCACAAGCAGTGGATTCAAACTACGCAGCTTGTTACTATCCTTGGGTTAAGACTATAGATAGTAATACAAACAAACTTACAACTGTACCTCCTTCTACATTGTTACCAGCGGTATTCGCTAGTAGTGATAGATTATCAGCAGAGTGGTTCGCACCGGCTGGTTTGAATAGAGGTGGTATCACTGGAGCAGTTAGTGTATTAAATAGATTAACACATGCTGAAAGAGATATCCTTTATGAAAATAAAGTAAACCCTATCGCAACTTTCCCTGGACAAGGTATTGTAGCATTCGGACAAAAGACATTGCAAGATAGAGCATCTGCTTTAGATAGAATCAATGTTAGAAGATTGTTAATCACTATGAAGAAGTTCATAGCATCTACATCTCGTTACTTAGTATTTGAACAAAATACAACTGAAACTAGAGCAAGATTCATTAACACTGTGACTCCTTATTTAGAATCAATCCAACAAAGACAAGGTTTGTACGCATTCAATGTTGTAATGGATGAATCTAATAACACACCGGATGTAATTGATAGAAACATATTAGCTGGAGCAATATTCCTTCAACCAACTAAGACAGCTGAATTCATAGTAATTGATTTCAACATCTTACCAACTGGAGCATCTTTCTCAGCATAATACGAAAATAAACAAAGTAGATATTTATTAATATAAAATAAAACGGAACAAAAATGGCAGATAATATATTAAATTATACCCAAATGATAGCGGATACCTTCGAACCGAAGATGAAAAACCGCTACTACATGGAAATGACAAGTGTGGGTATCCCAGCTTATATGGTTAAAACAGCAAACAGACCAGAAATAAATTTTGAAACTGTAAAAATAGACCATATCAACGTTTATAGAAAATTAAAGGGTAAAGGTGAGTGGCAGGACTTAAATATCACTTTGTATGACCCAGTAGTTCCTTCGGCAGCTCAATTAGTAATGGAGTGGGTGAGATTATCACATGAATCAATTACTGGTAGAGATGGCTACGCTGAATTCTATAAAAAAGATATTACTTTTTATATGTTAGGTCCTGTTGGTGATAAGGTTGAACAATGGACTTTAAAAGGAGCATTTATTACTAAAGCTGCTTTTGGTGAATTGGACTTTTCTAACACAAATGAACCAGTTACTATTGATTTAACATTAACATACGATTACGCAATTCTTGAATACTAATATTCAAAAAAACATAAAAATAAAGGGGATACTAAAATATCCCCTTTTTTATGCTTTCTAATTTTTTAAAAACTATGTATTTATATATACAAACTTAAACAAAGTAAAGTTATGAATCAAAGACAATTCGATTTCCCAACAGAAGTGTTGGATTTACCATCAAAGGGTAAATTATATCCAAAAGAGCATCCTCTATCTTCTGGACAAATTACAATAAAATATATGACTGCAAAAGAGGAAGATATACTTTCTTCTACAAATCTTATTAAAAAAGGAATTGTATTAGATAAGTTATTTGAATCTATTATTGTTGATGCGGTTAATATCGATGATATTTTATTAGGTGATAAAAATGCAATTGTATTAGCAACAAGACTATTAGGATATGGTCCTAACTATAATATTTCATTTTATTCATCAAAAGCAGGAAAATCTATCGAAACAACAGTAGATTTGGCTCAAATTAAAACAAAAGATGTTGATTATTCTAATTTTGCTAATCAAAATGAATTTGAATTTACAACACCAAGTGGTAATAAATTAACATTTAAGTTACTTACGCATGGTGATGAGAAGTTAATTGATAAGGATATAGCAGCATTGGAAAAAATGAATAAAGATGGTTCGTATGAAATTACAACTAGATTAAGGTATATGATTAAAAGTGTGGATGGAAATTCAGATTTAGGTCATATCAACAAATTCATTAATAACTCATTTTTAGCAAAAGATAGCAGAGCATTCAGAGAACATATTAAAAAAATCTCTCCAGATATGAACATGACATTTACATATGTACATGAAGATGGAGAAAGTGAGGTGGCGCCTATTCCAATGGGCGTAGGGTTTTTTTGGCCTGGCGATGAATCATAGTCTATTACTCCACACTCAAATATTTGAAATGGTGGAATATAGTAATGGTTTTTCGATGATGGAATTGTACAAAATGCCAACCCATCTTAGGAGATTTTACTATAATAAATTAGTAGAATCAAAGAAAAAAGAAAACGAAGATACTAAAAAAGCTCAATCTGCAAACGCATCTAAAGTTAGGATTAAGAGATAACCACTCTTATTCCTAACTTTTTTATTTTATTAGATATTTATAGATTGAATAACTATAAACAAAAGAAGATGGTATCACATTATAAAATAAAAAAATCTAAATTAAAAGAATTTTTTGGATTGTTCACTAAAAAGAGAACACCACAAAAACTTCAGAAAATGATTGATAACGACCCTGTCTTACAAAAATTAAAGGCTGATGTGGATAAATTAAACTACAAATACAAGCCTGAAATCGATAAATTAAAAGATGATAAACCTGAAATGTTCAAAATGTTTCAGGACTGGGGATTGATACCAAAAGATTATAATTAATGGATAGATTATCAGATAGTGCAGAAGAGCTTAGGTTAGAACTTCTTAGAGAAATTGAGGAAACTAATCAGCGTATTGAGGAGCAAAACAAAAAGGCTGCGATAGTTGGTGCGGAAGAACGTAAAAGACTTGAAAAGAGAATTGAGAAAGAGAAGGAAAAGCTAAAGATTTTACAAAAACAAGCAGAACCATTAGAGAAACAAAATACATTAGCTGAAGAATATGAAGATTTACAAGATTCTTTAGGAACTTCTTTTACAAAATTAAACATTAATGCTAGAAAATTAATAACTACAAATAAAGTAGGAGGTTCTGCATTTGCTTCTCTTGCTAAAGATATTTTAGATTTAAAAGAACAACAATTTGGATTAAGCGATGATGAGTTAAAAATTAATCAAAAAAAATTAGAACTATATTCAAACCTATATACATCTATTACAACTCAAGCGGAAGAAGCAGCTAAAGTAAAAGATGAAATTTTAGGTCAAAATGAAGCAGCTAATAGAAGACTTAAATTTGAAGAAAGTATTGCAAGTTTAGGACCCGAAGAGCAAAAGAAATTAAAAGATTTATTTCAATTAAATGAAAATTTAATTCAACAAGAAGAACGATTAAATCAAATAAAAGAAGAAGGTAATAGATTATATGAAAAACTTCCAGGGTTTCTTCAAGATGGTGTTGATTTAGCAAAAGATTTAGGTAAGGGGTTAATGTCTGGAATGTTACCACTTGTATTGATAGGATTATTATTAGCAGCAGCTGTAGATTCATTTACAGAATTATCGGCAGCATCTAAAAAGTTTAGAGAAGAAACTGGAATAACTGCATCTCAATCAAAAGATTTAGATAATCAAGTTAAAAAGATTAGAAATAATTTTTCTCAATTGGGATTAGAGGCTGATGATTTATATGATACAATTGGTGCATTAAAAGGAGAATTTGCTGATAATGCTAGATTATCTGAAGCGTTGGTATCATCAATGACTGTATTAAATAAAAACTTTGGGATTGCACAAAAAGATGCGGCCAAAGTAAATATGATAATGCAGAGTATGGCCGGATATAGTGCAGAAACAGCAGAGGGAATTTCTCAGCAAATAGCTCAAATGGCCAATTTGTCTGGAGTAGCCCCTTCAAAAGTATTTGCGGATATAGCTGAATCAGCTGAAGATACATACACTTACTTTAAAGGAGATATTAATTTAATAGCTAAGCAAGCTATTGAAGCTAGACGATTGGGTACTACATTAAAAGATGTATTAAAAACAACCGAAGACCTTTTAGATTTTGAAAATGGTATTGAGAAGGAATTAGTAGCTGCAACATTCGTTGGTGGTCAATTTAATTTATCGCAAGCAAGAGCATTAGCATATGCTGGTAAGAACGTAGATGCTCAGAAAGAAATATTAAAACAAGTTGAAAGAAGTGGTAGATTTGCTGACCAGGATATGTTTACTAAAAAGGTATTAGCAGATGCGGCAGGTATGACAGTTGAACAACTTACTAAGCAATTACAAATACAAAAATTATTATCAGGTCTTACCGATGATGACGCTATAAAAGCACAACAAGCAATAGATAAAGGGTTAGATATAACCACTTTAACACAAGACCAATTAATGAATAAAACCAAAGAGTTAGCAGCTCAGCAAGAAATAGCTGACAAAGTTACTCAAATGGAAAACTCATTTAAAGGAATAGTTGCATCTCTTGGTACTGCATTACTACCACTAATGGAAGGATTGGCACCTATTGTTACTATAATAGCCGAAGCATTTGGATTTGTATTTAAAGTATTAAATTATATACCTGGAGTATTTCCTGCAATTATAGCAGGATTGACAGCAATGTGGTTAATGACTATGAAAGTTGCCATAGCAGCTAAAATGGCAGCAATTGCTAAAGTTTGGAGTGCATATGGAGCAATGCCTTTTATTGGTGTTGCGTTGGCAGCTGGTGTTGTAGCAGCATTAATATCATCCATAGGTAAAGCAAAAAGTGTTGGTGATGTAATGTCACCTGCTAATGGTAGAACTCGAATATCAACAAAAGAAGGTGGTTTATTGGAATTATCGCCAAATGATGATTTAGTAGCAGCACCAAATGCAATTGAAAATTTAAATGCAGCATCTAATATTGGAAAAATGGGAGCCGTTACTCCAATTGCTGGAGGTGCGCTTCAATCTAAAGCAATTGATATTTTAGTAAATGAAATGAAAGCATTGAGGAAAGAATTTTCTAATAAATCCAATGATGTTTATTTGGATGGTCAAAAAGTTACAAGTGGTATTGCTTTGGCAAACGAAAGAAGCAGTAGGAACAATTTTTCATACGGACAAAGAAAATAAGATATGCCAAGTTTAGAAGAATTATTTAGACAAAAGAAAAATACATCTGGACCAAATACAGGTAAAACGGCAGAGGAAATATATGCTCCTCAAGATAGTAAAAGAATTGTACCTATTACATCAAATAGTTATGCAATTAATCAATTAAATAGAACAACTCCAAGACAAGGATTGTTTGGTAATATTGCAGCAGGATTTGATGTTCTTACAAATATGAATAGGCTACGAAATACTAGAAGTATAAGACTTTCAGAAACTTTAAATGAACAAGAAGAATTAGGTTTAAAGCAATTTCAAAACTTTGCAAGACCTGTAATATATGGTTTAGATTTTACTAGAATTACAAATAAAAATACACAGACTTTATTAGTAATGAAAAGAGCAACTGAACAAGGTGCAGCTGGAGGTCTTGATGATGTTATTGGTGATGCAGTTGGAAAATATGCTGGCGATGCTATGGCTAATTTCCTTACATTTGGAAAAAAAGCATCATTACCACCAAAACCTGATATAACACCAATAGCATTGAATGCAATATCTGATGTTGGTGGTAGATTATTAGGTTCTATATTACCAGGACCAATGATTCCAAGTAAAGTAGCTGAGGAATTTGGAAAAGGATATGATTCTAATAAAAGAGATTATGTACGTGAATCTGATATAAGAAAGAAAATAATTGATTTAAAAAATAAAGATAAAGTACCTGGGTTTGTTAATAATTTATTAAAACCCAACAAAAATATATTAGCACAAGGTAAAGATTTTTTAATATCAACAGGTGCTGGTATTGTATCTAATTTATTTAAAGCCGGAGCCCGTTTATTAGTTAGTAAAGCAGTAGGAGCAATTACTAGTAAGCAAATGGCAAATGTGATACTTGGACCCGAAAGTAGGAGAAGAACAGACCCAACTATTCCAGACCAAGCTAAATTATGGTGGTCTAAAAATAAATACGAACAAACCTTAATAAAATCCATCAATCCTAACTATTTAGCAGACCAAAGAGATTTGGAGGCGTATTATAGAAGAACTATATTAAATAAATTGGTTTCTGAAGGTTTAGCTTATATAGATCCTGATACAAATTTGGTTGACTTACCAAACAATCCGGGTATACTGATGGATGCGGCATTAAGAGATGTTGTACAAGATACACCCAAATATCAAGATGTTCATGATTCCACACAAAAAGATTCATTATATATAAAAAGAGGAATGACATCCAATGGAGATGTATTCAATTTAAGTCCTGATATTATGTACCCTGGTACAACAGCATTATCAAGCGATGGTAAAACTCCATATGATGATTTTGATTTAGTAAGACTTAAATTTTATAGTGAATTTAAAGGAATGACATTACAATTTAGATGTACTGTTACTGATTTACAAGAAACATTTACACCAAGTTGGGAGCCTAATAAGTTTATAGGAAACCCATTTAATTCATATACATATGGTGGTGTTGAACGAAGTTTATCATTTAAATTTAAAGTTTTTTCAATGAACTTAGTTGAGCATATAAATGCTTGGAGACGATTAAATGCATTGGCAGGTCTTGTTTACCCACAAGGATATAGAGGAGAGGTTAATGCAGTGGCGCCTCCGATAATTGCTCTTACATTAGGAAATATGTACGAAAAACGAAGTTGTTTTATAGAAAATATGACATTTAGTGTTGATGAAAATTCACCTTGGGAAATTGGAATGAACAGAAAGTTATTTGCAAACGTAATCATGCCGGCCCCACTTAGCAATGGAGGTGGCGCGGTCGGATACAATATGGCTATGGATGAAACATTAACAGGTAAAAATTTTGTATTACCTATGATAGTTGATGTTGATATTACTGTTAAATTTATTGAAAGTAAATCTACAGTTTATGATTCAACATTTGAGTATGGTAATGCGTTGTATGATTATATTACACCTACCGCACCTACACCTTAATAATAAAATAGTAATATGGCAGATGGGAATTTATCATTAAGTTTAAGTAACAAAGGAAGCGTTGGAGGCTTTAGTTTAAAGAATGTTATTTCAAAACCAACTACTAATACATTTGGTAGTCAGGGATTTAAAGCCAATACTAAAAATGTGTCTAATGTAAATACAAAAGAAGTAAGTAAGGTAACTAAAGCGGCCAAAGTAGAACCACCTCCATCTGATGAAGAGAAAGTACCTATACATGATATAGTTTATCCATCAACACCACCTCCTACTCTTGTGGATGATATACTTGGAAAAACTCACACTTACCAATATGGAACAACTAAAGAAGAAGCTTTAAATACAACTCTTGGATATGGTTGGCAATCGAAGCTAGTATGGAATATTGGGGATGGAATAGTTCAAGGTTTGGGATTAGCGGCAACTGGAGGTGCATCAACTGTTGCGTTTGCAGGTAGAACGTTTAATGTTCTAAATAATAGTAGAAGGGCTTTGATAGGTGTTAAGGCGGGGTTTTCAACGCTCAGATATCGTTATGACCCAGCTCAACAATCAGGGCCAGTACCTAATAGTTGGGGATATTCATTGGCATTGGGACTTGGTGGACAGGTTAAATTTGGAAATTTCTATGATTTAACAAAAGGTATGCTTTCTGAAGGAAGTACTTTATATAAAATTGCACATACATCTCACCAGTGGCATCATTGGGCAGAAGAGAATAGCTTTTCACTTTTTAATAACTACGGAGACAGAACTGTATTTGGAGCAACTTTTAAAGTTACTAATTTATATAATAGTTTTGGATTGGATAATTTGGAAAAACAATGGTTTACAGGAACCGGCTTATATAAAAATAAATTTAATACCACTCCAAAATTGTATTCGATGCAAATGAAAAAAGGTGATGGGTATGTTTTGGGTTCTAATGATTATTATGGAAATCGTTATTATACTACAAGTGATATAAAAGCTGCATCACAAAACGCTGATTTAGATAGACAAGCTGAAGAAATTAATGTAACTGCGGGAAGATCTGGAACTGCATACGATAGATATCTTTCAAGAGATGCTAAAAACAAAGCAGAGGGGCTTAACTTTTTAGGAGAGTATGTGTATGAACATCAAAATAAAGGTATATTTTTGCAGGAACAAATTACCGAAAATAGAACTTGGATACAAAATTATAATTGGGAAGTAAAAGAAAACCTTGTAAATGGAGATATTTTTCAAAAAGTATCTGCGTTAGCTCAACTAGCTAGTGGAGCTACACTTGCGGCTAATCTTTTTACGGGGGTTAGGAATTTACTTTATTTTGGTAGAAGTGTAATAAACACTGGTACTGCAACAGTGGCACAACCATTTGCTAGTACTGCATATGATATTCAGCTGGCATTAGCGGTAAATGCGGCAATCACTGACCCTACAAAAAAACCTGAAAAAGGAAAACAAGTAGTAAAGGCACTTGGTACTAAAGAGTTGTATATAAAACAAACAAGAGGACTCAAAGGAAAATCTCTAAGGCTTGCAACTGAAGATGAAATGAGAGACTTTTTAGCAATAGACACATATGGAAATACAGAATCAAAAGGGAATGTATTTGCAACACCATATCAAAAACGTAATATAGAAGAAGAAGCAAAAAAAGATAAAACTAATAAAGCTATTTATGATAAAAGAGCTGAATTACAAAAACAACTTGCCAATTTAAAAAAACAACATGAAGCAAGTTTTATGGGTTTATTTGCAAAACCATGGACACCGGCAGAGACAGAGGAATTAGATAGATTAAACTTTTGGATAAAAACATATAATGAAACTGTAGCAATAATAGAAAATGGAGTACGCCGTACACCTCCAAAAACCAGTGTAGAAACTCCAAAAAATCCATCATGGATGAAACAAGGAAAATAAAACGTTAAGAATTTTAATTAAACCAAATACTTATTAAATATGAGATATAATAATAATCCTATTAAAAAAACATTAGATGGTAAGGAAGTATATAGAGCAACTATAATGCGCACTATTCCACAAAATCCTTTGGATATAACGATAGCAACTGAAACGGGAGATAGATTAGATACATTAGCTACACAATTTTATCAAAACCCAAATTTGTGGTGGGTTATAGCAGCTGCAAATAATATACATACAGCACCAATTGGATTTAAAGATGGAACAATTTTAAGAATTCCTGTAAATTATCAGGATGTGGTAAATCAAACAATGAGATAAGATGGGAACATTTCCAAAGTTTTCTAGAATATCGGATAATGTATGTAACAGTATAGTATCTGGAATGTCAGGAACAGGTTATTTATTTAAAAACAGAAACAAAACATTATCTGGGAAATTTCCTTGGATACGAATTTTTTCTGGAGCAGAGAAAGGACTTATATTTCAATCTGCAACTTTATCGGATGAATTGGGTATTGTTGATAACACTGTAATTTCTGGAAAAAATTCAATTGTTGTACCGGGTAGTTATGGTAATGTAAACGGAAGTGGTCCGATGGGTAAAGATTTTGATAAAAAATGGGTATTTCCAACAATAAAATATCAAATAAATAATACCAATACTAATACATACAATACGGAAACTCAAGATTGGGTATTAAGACCATCTCCGGTTGTTACTAGTTTAGAAATAAAAGAAGGAAAGGACCAAATATCAAGAGTTGGAACATTAGTAATAAAATGTTTTTCATTACCACAATTGGAAGAAGTACAAAGGTATTTTATGGAGCCTGGTTTTAGTATATTAATAGAATATGGATGGGGTGATGCTGAAGCATTAGGACAATTAATAGATACTACAAATGCAAGAACAATTGTAAAGCAAGCTGCTGATGAAAATTTAAATTATGATGTATTACATGCAAAACGTGTTTCCTCATACGGAAATTATGATTCGTTTTTTGCATTCATAGTTGGTGGTAGTGTAGTATCTGAAAATGAAAATTTTATAGTATCTGTTTCACTTAGAGGTATGCCCGGATTACCTACATTTTTACAACAACAAAAAAATGTAAATGAACTAAAGGTAGTAACAACAACGGGAAAAGATAAAAAAGTAGTAAAACCATTACAATCAATAAGATTATATGGTGTTAATGATATATCAGCAGCCGGAGCAACAGACGCAATAGCTAGTGCAAGAAGATATAAATATATGTTCAATAACTTACCAGCAGAAAGACAGACATCCGAAGTTGCTAAATTTGTTGATAAGGCTGCTCTTGGGGTTAGTGATGGATATGGATATTTTGATTTAATTGGATTTGACTACACTATCAATGAAATAGTAAATTCTTATAAATCTATTAGTGGTTTAGAAAGTGTTGGTATGAAATTGGGATTAACCAAAGAATTTAAAGTTGGTACTTGGTCTGTTCCTAGAGAAAAATTAGGTTCTGATTATAAATACATAAACTTTGGATTGGCAATTAGAATTTTAAATGCAAACAATGGATTAACTACATATAAAGTTGGTGATAAAGAAGTAAAAGTAAGAATACATCCACGTGCATTTATTGGAGCATTTCCAAAAATATTTTCAACAAATCCAGCTAAATTAGTAATACCGGGAAAAATACCTGATTTCTTTGCGTATTATTTAAATGATAGTGAAACTCCTATCGATTCAATAATAAATAGTGAATTTGATGCAAGTATTGGAGCATTTGCATTTGTACAAAATAAACCTCTACCGGGTCCTAGTCCAACTGGAACAACTCCAAGTTATAAAACATATGGGGGTTTTTTTGAAAAAGAAGGATATTATGGAGATATTGAAAATCTTTATGTTAATTTTGATGTATTTTGTAAAGCTATAAAAAATTCAGCAAACAAATCAATGAAAGATGTATTATTGGATATGTTAAATGAAATGTCCGATGCAGTGAATTCATTTTGGAATTTTCAATTGAACGAACAAACTGATGAAAATGGAAATATTCAAATTGCAATCATAGATGAAAACTGGTGTGGTTACTGTCCAATTCCAAAATCACAAATTCAATTATTTAGACACGCTGGCGAATTATCTACTTTTTTAGAAGCAAATTTACAAATAGATATACCATCTGAAATGACTAATCAGATAATTTTAAAAAGAGAAAATTATATAGCTAATCCAAATTCACAAGGATTAGATATGGGTGGTATTTTTACAAATAATAAAGATTTATTTTTTACCGGAATTGGATATGAAGATAATTCAAAATTGAGTAAAACGGGAGGTACATCAATAGCTGATTTAAAAAACGAATTACAAACGGCAAAACAAAAAAAGGCCGATTGGCAAAAAAAATTAGTAGTAGATAAAACTTTTTTAGGAAGAGTTGGTAGATATCTAGCTACAGCCGGTGGTGCATCAATCACAGAATATTTAGACCCAACAACAAAAGAACATGTATATACCGAAGTAATACCTACTACATTAGGTGGTACGGCAACTGAAAAGGGTTCTGGTACAGCTCAGGGAGTTTCATGGGATGCATTACTTGCTGAAATAAAAAGATTGGAAGATGCGGTAGAAGAAACACAAACAACAACATTAAGTAATAATATAAATAAAATTGATATAATTGCAAATCCAGCAATAACAACAATGACTATAGGCTATCCACAGGCAGCATTTGAAGATTCAACGAATACATATCAAAAATTAAAAAATGGGTTTAGAATATATTGTTGTACAGATACTCAAATATTTGATATTTTAAAAAACAATGCATTTGAATCATATATGGGTGCTGGGGCTACGGTTGGTAAAACTTCAATACTATTACCAATAAAATATACATTTAAAATTTTGGGAAAGAGTGGAATTCGTCGTGGTGATATATTTAATGTAATCGGAATACCTGAACGATATGAACAAAATGGATTTTTTCAAGTAGTTAATATCGAACAAAATCTAGATGGTAATTTATGGACAACAACCGTAACGGGCCAGTATAGACAGCATGCTGAAAAATAATAATATGGAAAACGGACTAAATAACATATTTGCTTATTCAAAATTATCATTAGATAGAAATTTACCAAAAGTATCTGTTCCAAAAATATTAGCACATACCCCACATATAACTGATAATGATTATTTAAATGGGTATATAGAAAGATATTTCGTACAAAAGGTAAACGATATAAATGCACCAATTGAAGAAATAAATTCAAATGATATTAATGAAATAACAAGTAGCAGATATTATACTGTAACTAATTTAACATGGAGATTAATAGGTACTCCTCAGCAAATTATGGATTCTAATTCACAATCTGTAAAAGAGGCTTCAAAAATAATTCCTAATATATCATATTACCTTTCAAATCTTTTGCAGTTTGCAAAAATAAAATAATTTGGTAATCTAAATTATTATTCGTATATTTACATATTATATGGGGATGCCATGGACTTGATTGCAATGAGAATGGTAGTACCACACGTAGACAGAAGTGCTAGATGTCTTTAAATCTGTACAAAACAATAACTGACGAAATGTCAACTATGACCTTTGATTCTATGATGGAATTCATTGGGGCTTCTGAGTACGCATACGCTGCTTAGTTCATTCCGCATCACTCGTGGAACATTTAAATAGAAGTGAACAAAACGGAGCTCTACCTATCGGCTCTTAAAAACTGATAGGTTGGTGGAAAGCTGTACTAACCATACGGCCCCAATTATTTTGGAAAGTGAATAAGATTAAACTTTACCTAAACGTGTGATATGCTGGTATTATGATTACTTTGTAAGACAGGGGTTCGATTCCCCTCATCTCCACCAAAATCCCATTCTACATTAATTTGGTAGTTTGGGATTTTTTTTGTATCTTTGTATCCTATGATAATTGTTGAGTCTATTGATGAATTAAACGAATTGAGTGTAAAGCTGGAGACCGAAGCTTCCATTTGGTATCCTATGTGGGTGGATAATGATAAGCACCCTAATAACACTCATATATCGTTTATATTCGTTAAAACCCAATCGGACAAGTATATACTACCACAACAACATACAGACGCTCTACCACTCTCTAATGAGCAAATATGTGGGGTACTAAATACTGCCGGAGAAAAATGGGTATTCCAAAAGAAAAAGCTACTACAATCTTTTACGGATGTAAGGGAAGGCTTGAATGATGTTGACACTGCTTACTTCTTAAAGCATGGTAAAACAATAGACTATTCTCAACCAATACAAAACTTAGTGGCTCCCTTTATTCATAAGGGTTACAAAGAGGACATCATTCAATCCATTCCCATTCTCAAATTGTGTGAAGCAATTGAGCCCAAACTTAAAAGATATACAAATCAGAAATCTAAAACTTATAATTGGTATAATGATATTTTTATACCTACATTAGCTCGTATCGAACAAATGGGAATCCGTGTCGATAGGGAAAAATTTATTGATAGATGGCCTCAAGCCCTTAAACAGCTTTCACCTGATAACCTTGTGTTTACGGAATACAATCCATTTACGGTGACAGGTAGACCATCCAATAGACATGGTGGTGTGAACTATGCCGCCCTCAACAAAACGGATGGTAGTAGAGAATGTTTTGTATCGGATGGAATTTATCTACAAATGGATTATAACGCATATCACCCTCGTCTAATTGGTAAGTTGATTAAGTTCCATATGCCGGAGGGTAATGTACATGAATGGTTGGCTGAACAATATGGATGTGATGTGAACGAAGGTAAGGGAATTACGTTCCGTTTACTATATGGTGGTATTGATGATGACTTCAGACAAATCCCATATCTTAATTCGGTAGCTGATTACATTGATAACTTATGGATTGAAACACAAAAGAGCGGATTCCTACAAACACCACATAGAGAGATTCCTTTGGAGTGGATAGAACAACCTAACCCACAAAAAGTGTTTAACTACCTACTACAAGCGGTAGAAACTGAAATGAATGTGGATAAGATGAAACGGATATTGGATTATGTTGGTGGAAGCGGAATTAGCTTTTGCTTATACACATATGATTCATTCCTTTTTGATGTTCCGACTGATATTGATAAGAATATAATTAAAGGATTGAAAGAAATCATTGAGGATGGTGGGTTTCCGATAAAAGCAAGTTGGGGTTTGGATTACGGAAAACTATAAGAACCCATATTTATAGTATATACAAAAATATGCTATAATATGAAGAAAATCGTTATCCTTTTTAGTTTTTTAATCCTTTCTTTGGTTTCTTTAGGACAAAATGTAAGAATTAAAAATAATGTGTTTGAGGTTTTATACTCACAATCGTTAGAACAACCCTTAGTAATTAAGTATCGTTCAACAAACCGTCCTACAAATGTGAATAGAGGAGCTATGGATTTTTATAAAGAACCAACAATCAAAACATCAGATGGAGAAGATTATAAAGCAAACATATATGATAAAGGACATGGAGCACCAGCTGCAACATTTTCTGATAATATGGTAAATCTAAAGCAAACGTTTTCTTATCTAAATTGTATAATGCAGGATAAGTATCTTAATAGAGGTGAATGGAGATTATTAGAAGAACAAATCCGCAAATGGGATGATAACGAAAACATTACAGTATTAATAAAAACATTCTTTGATACTCCTGTAAAACGAGTAGCAACTGGAGCAGCAATCCCATCTCACTTACAAAAACACATCTATTTTGAAAAACAAAAAAAATGGAAGTGTTATGTATTTCTAAATGAAAAACCTAAATTTTCTTGGGAAGAATTGGAAATGCTATGTGAAGCAAAAGACCACAAATTTTAATGAATATGAATTTATCTGAATTAATTAATGAGATACTAAGCGAATGGGCTTATAGAGTGGATGATGGGCAACCAAATCCAAAGAACAAAAAGCATTTAGCCCAATTATCAATAGTGCTTTCCGAAATGGGATTATCAAATATTAAAGATGAATTATTTGAAAACATTACAGAAGCTGATAAGAATTTTAAAAACGCAATTCTTAATAAAGAAATTCCATATAAAGGAGCAGATGGTACTCAAAAGAAAGGAATCGTAGGTAACTTATTAAGATTACCAAAAGATAGTCCTGGTAGAGTAGCAGCTGAAAAACTAATGCCACCTGAAGGTTCTGAAGAAAGAGATTCGGCAATGCAAGATTTAGGAAGTGAGAAAGATGGTAAGAGTACAGGCGGTGATAAAGAGAAAGGTAAAGAAGATGAGAAAGGTAAAGAGGGTGGAGAAGAAAAGGGAGGTGGTGAAGAAGAAAAAGCAAAAGCAGCAGCTGCTATGTTTGACCCAAAAGCAGACCCTGCTATGGGAGCTCGTTTAGATAGAGAGAAAGCGGCAAATGCTAAATTAGCACAAAAAGATAAAGAAAAAAGTGATGCTGATGCGGAAGCTGAAAAGGCTACATCGGATGAAACACCAGAAGGTGAATATCCACCAATATCAGAACCACCACCTCAAAATGAAAAGGGTGAAGTAGATTCTGATGGTAAGATAGCAGGAACTGAAATTGAAGCTGAAGGTGGGTTAGATGAAGTACCAAAATCTTTTTTACAAAAGATTAGTACTAAAATGGGAGATTGGTATAATCATTTTAAAGATGATAGATTGCAGGCTGAAGAAAAAGCCATGAAGGTATTTGGATATACTCAACAGGATGTAAACCGATTATCAAAAGATAAAGATTCAGCTGAATTTAAAGCATACGATGATGAAGTTAAAAAGAATCAAGAACCAACATTCAATTTATGTAGTATAAGCATACCGGGTACTAACTTATTTTGTGATGGTAATAAAGGAATTACAAGAGATAAGATGCCACAATTCAAAGGTAAGCCTGAAGAAGGAAGTCAAGCTTGGAATGAATTGGAAGCTGGTAAAAAAAGTGGTAAATATAAAGAGACGGATACCGAAGTTGAGGGAGAACCATTCTTTAGACAATTGTTGGCAGATAAAGATATTAAAGTAACAGACGCTCAAATAGCAGCTGACTCTTTAAAGGCTACTCAAAGTGAATTAGTGGGTGATAAGGTAATGGGTATGAAATCGGTTTTAGACAAAGGACCAGACCATCCAGCATTCAAAAAAATAACTGCACCAATTTTTGTAAGTAAAGATGGATATGTGGTAGATGGTCATCATAGATGGGCAGCAATTACCGCTCATAATATAGAGAATCCGGATAATCCACTTCCAATGAATGTTATGATTATTGATAAGGATATTGATGAAGCTATTGATATTTCAAATGAATTTGCAAGTAACTTTGGAGTAGCGGCTAAATCAGGTAAACAAACTGGACCTCAATCTGGAGAAAATCCAGAACCTCCAAAGGATGAGCCATCAAGACCGGATACAACTCCACCAACAGGAGATGAAACTGATACAAAAACTATCAAAGGTAAGACATCTGGTAAAGAAATAAAAACAATTGAATTTGATGGTGGTGGACAAGTTTATGGAACTGTTCACAAAAATACTAAAATGGTTGATGATATAATTGATGATGTTAAATCAAAAATACCAAAAGAAAAATGGAAAGATATTGTATTCGTAGGTGAAGGTGGAGCAACCAATAAAGAAACAGGTGAATTAGAATTCAACGATGAAATGGATTATGCAGTTCCAAAGTTTAAAGAAATGGGTGCTAGTGTTGATACATTTGATGGTGATGATTTAGATGTTCATAAACCGGATTCTAAATTATACAAAAAACAAATTCAAAAAACAGGTCTTACACAATCGCAGGTTAATGCAGGTAATTGGGCTAGTATGATTGGGCAGGGAGAAGGTACGGATACTATGAAAACAACCACATTCTTAGATGGTGATGGTAAACAATTTTTACAAGATGCAGCTAAAGAAGCTGGACTTCCTGAAATAAAAAATTGGGATAATCCATCTGAAGAAGATATAGATACATTATATAGATTATCATTCCCTAAAGACTATGGTGATAAAGAAACAAAAGTAAATGATATCCAAGTTGCATTTAATGATATTAGAGATGAAAACCTTTTAGAAAAAACAAAAGAATTACAAAAGCAAGGTAAAATTCCTATTTCAATTGCAGGTGAAGGGCATATTGATTTATTAAGCAAAAAACAAAAAGAACAAAACAAAGTTGAAAAGCCTGAAGATAAATTACCAGAACCAAAACCAGCTAATGAAAAGCCGGGTGGAGTAATCTATTCAATTGGAGGTAATTACTATTCTGATACTCCGGGCGGCCCTGCACAATATATTAAAGCTGAAGGTGTAGTTGAAAAAGTATTGATTGAAGGTGATGAGAGTTTGGCATATTTATTATTTGAAGCAGTTGTTAATAAAGTAACTGCAAAGGGTAAAAAAGTTAAAGTACAAACAATTGACCCTAAACAACAAAAGAAAGCAACTGCTAAAGCAGCAGCTGCATCAGAAGAACAACCTGTTGATGAACCAAAACCAAAAGGTAAAAAGAAAAAAGAAAAACAATTTCCAAAAGGGTATATAGCACCAACTGTAACACCTTCACAAGTAAAAGAAGGATTGGATAATGGAGATTTAACAGCATTGACAGAATGTAATGATAATTTATTGGGTAATAGAGATATTGGTGTCTCTGGAATGGGTGGTCCTGTTGCTTCTTATGGTGAAGCCGGATTATGTAGAACTGCAAATACTTTAAGAGAAAGAGGGTATGGGGGATTTGTTGATGATAATATAGAAGAAGTGAATGCTAAAATGCAACAAATCAAAGATAAGAAATCAAAATTCCAATCAGCGATAAATGAAGTAGCTAATCAATTAGGCTTTACTTTACCACAAGATGAGGAAGCAGTTATTGAATATTTAGCAGCAAGGCTTGTATTTAGTGAGCAGGAATTTCAAAGATTAGCATCTAATAAAAATTCAATATGGACTAAAGAAGGTAAGCAAGGATTTGGACAAGATAAAGATGCATTTAATGCTTGGGCTAAAGCTATGTTTGATGGAGCATTATCTACAAAAGATTTAATTGAAAATGAAAGTCTTATAGATACTACAAAACCATATGTTGTTATTCAATCAAATACAGTAGAGGGCGAAGGACATGATATTGGTATTTTAAATCATTTAAAGGATAGATTAGAAAAAGCCAAACAATCAGGAAATCAAGAAGATATACAACACTATTCAGAAGAAGTTGATGCATTTACTAAATTAGGATTTCATGATACGATGGCTGTTGGATTTGATAAAAACGGAAGAACCTGCGTATTTAGTATAACAAATAAAAAGCAAGATAATTTAGCAGATATTTGGGGAAACACAACTCCAGCATATATGCTTAATATAATTAAAAATCAATTTGACCCTAAAGTAGCTATTAAAGTTGTTAAAGTAATTGATGCTGGTATTGCCGATGTATCTGATGCAAAAATGGCAACAAATAGAGAGTTTGCAAATTTTAAAATAGATTCTAATTTTTTAAAGGTATTAGAAACTCCTGAATTGAAAAAATATACTACTGCATTGAAAACCGATAAAAAGTTTAATGCATGGTTAAAAGAAAAAATGGGTAAAAAATATCCTCCTACAAAATTATTAGGATGGATGGCATCTGCCCAACAATATGTTCAATCTCAACTTGATGCAGGAGAAAATCCATCATATGAAAAATTTGGAAAACTTTTAACTAAAGTAGGTGAATTAGGGCAGAAATCAACATATATTAGAAAATATCAAGATAATATAAAATTCAATACAGCTGGAATTCAAGCAGCTGTTGAAAATAAAAATAGTGAAAAGGAATTAACTGCTAAAGTGCATAAAAATGTAGTTCGTGCAATTGAATCAGCTGATAAAGCATTAAAAACATGGCCTGGTAAAGAAAAGGGAATAAATGGACCTCATAAGCAAGCATATCTTACTACTGTAATGCACTCAATGCATTTAGATTTAATGATAACCAATTATGATAAAAGATTGGGAGCAATTACAGGTATTAGAGGAACTACATCTGCAGACTTTAGAAATTGTATGTCTGAATTGAGTGGGTTTAAATCAAACCCTAAAAAATCAGAAGCTGAAAATAGAGCATCTTTAAATAAACATTTAACTGAAAGATGTACTTTAGATCCTGTATCACATGCTATCTTAATTAAAAATGATAAAGGTACTGTAACATTAGCAGAAGATACTTGGAGAACGGCTGGTACATCTCAAAAAGTTGAAAAGAAACTTGGTGATGGTCTTAGAGGATGTGTAGCTTCTAAAGCTGATGCTAGACGAAAGGCTAATAGGCAGGCTAGAAAATAACCCGATTTTACCCTTCCAATCGTTTTTTAATATTTATAGATAATAAAAAGAAACAAGAGGAAGAATGAAGACACAGTTACTTTGTACATTTACAACAAAGGAAGAGTTACAAAACACTCTACAACAAATAAGAGAGACTTATCATATAGTCTACAACTATATTTATATATTACAAAACAAGTCCAATTTAGAGGAATTGTTTGTGACTTATAATATAGATACTGCTTTCCAACCGGATACTCCATTGGAAAACACAATCTTAATACATAGAAAAAAAGAATCTAATTCACTTTACACTATTAATGCTCTTAACGAATTAGTTAAAGAGGAAAATGGTGGCGTATTAGATACCGCATTTGTCATCAATTGGCAAAAATTCAAAAATTCAATTATATTAACAAACGCCGAAGGTACTAAGAAAATTCAGACAAGAGTTTTTGAAGTAATTGATTTCGGACAAGGAAATAAAGAAGTTACGGAAGGACAATCTAAATAATTTGTATTATGTTATTAAAAAAAGGCGATAACAACGAAAATGTTAAGTTGATGCAACAAAAGCTGGGTATTGAACCAGCAGTAACTAACTTTGGACCTAAAACTGAAGCAGCTGTAAAAGAATGGCAGGCAAAGAATGGTTTAACTCCGGATGGTATTGTAGGACCATCGACTTGGGCAAAGATTATGGGAGAATCTGCGGCAGCTCCTACTCCAATCGTATCTGCACCAATAGCACCGGTAGGTGGATTAAAATTAGATAAATTAAAAGGACATATTCCTGATGCAGTAATCGCAATGATTCCTGATACGGCAGCTAAGTTCCAAATTAATACTCCATTGAGATTAGCACACTTCTTAGCACAATGTGGACATGAAAGTGGT